CGCCGCAAAGAACTCTGAGCGGGCTTGTTCAAGAGGGTCGCGGTAGCATCCCATGAGTGTGTTTGTCATAGTCAAGGTACCAGGTACCTGTGCGCCACGCATCGTCATACAGAGATGCTCGGCTTGCATTACTACAGCGACTCCCACAGGGTGGAGTTGTTCATCCAAGTAGTTGGCAATGATCTGTGTCAGTTCTTCCTGCACGTTGAGTGAGCGACAGAAGTGGTGTACCGTTCTCGCAAGTTTACTCAGGCCCGCAATTTGGTCCTTCGGGACATAACCGATGTGTGCTTTGCCGTAAAACGGAATCACGTGATGAGCGCACAGTGAGTAGAACGGAATGTCCCGTACAAGGACCATTGCGTCTACGTCACGATCGTTTGGAAACGTCGTGAACTCGAAATCGTCTGGTGTTGTTAGATCGTGCAGCATCTTGGCGAACCGGTATGGAGTCTTCTGCAGATGGGGGCTGTCCCAATCGATATCAGGATCCTTGATGCAGTGCTTCAACAGGTTCTCGGCGTAGTTGAACTGGCTCACTAGACGCCTCTCTTGTCAGGCTCCCAAATGTATTTGTGCACTTGCACGTTGAGCATCCAGTTGAGTTGATGTCTGTCTAAGTACTCGATGATCTCGCCGTCTGTAACATGTCCCCATGCTGCACCAATGTACACTACGAAGGGCCGGAGGTACATATTGTGGAGGTAGTAGGTGTCTTTGGCCTGCTCGAGATCCCAGCGGTCTTTGACAACGAACTTGATGGCGTCCTTTTCCTCTAGCAGCTTCATGTTTTCGACGCGCTGGTCGATTCCGGTCATACCTTCGCCGGAACCATCAAGCTTCCAGTCCATGATAATGCAGACACCCTCGTCGCGGTACCACTTGGGAAACGCCTGAGAGCCGTTTGTGAAGAGGTCGATGTCGAAGTTCATATCCAGAAGTGTATCGCCGAAGGTATCCATTTCCTTCGTACGTTGCGTGAGCGGTTCACCACCAGTGATGCAGACAGCTCGAGGCCAATCCTTGACACGAGCCATCAGTTCGATTGGTTCGATCTGCTCCCACTCGTCGGAGTACTGCGGATCGATAGCGTGCTGCGTATCACAGGGCCAACCCGGGCACCTCATGTTGCATCCACCGAAGCGGACGAACTGAGTGGGCCTTCCGACGTTGGGTCCTTCGCCCTGTATGCTGGTATAGATTTCAGAAAGCCTCAATGGATCACCTCCGGGTATGATGCGCACGAGGTTGGGGTTTCGTAGACTTCGATATGATCCAGGATCAGGTTGTCCCTGAAATGATGGGAGACTCGTACGTTTAGTACGTCGAAACACCAACGGGCTATGTTCTCTGCAGTCGGTACGTATGGGAACTCAATGATCTTCTGCGGCTTCTTGTCGAACTCTCCAAGATTCTGTAATGCTTCAATTGCGTTCACATCCCCACGGTACAGGATGCATCCATGATCCAGTACGTCGTGAATATCCGACATCATGAAGTCCTTCAAGGCGCCGAAGTCAATCAACATACCTTCATCCGGAGCATCGTGCTCCTCAACGATCGTACCCTTGCATACAGCAGTCACCTTGTAGCGGTGACCGTGTATGTTGTAACACTTGCTTTCGTGCCTAGGCACACGGTGCCCTGCGTCAAACTCAATACACTTGCTTATCCTAGCCCAATGTCCAATCGTCATCTCACCCCCGGTACTGTCGTTACTGTCTTCCAGTACTCTGCGTCTGCGTACTTCGTCTTGTCTGTCACGCCCGCGATGTAGAAGGCTTCCTGTCGTTCCACGCAAGTCGGACACGTGCCACAGTGGATCGCCCCTCCTTTGTAGCAGGACCATGTATCTTCCCAAGGGACACCGTACCTTGCACCCACCTTGGCGATCTCAGACTTTTCCATGTGCAGGAAAGGCGCTTCGATCCGGAAGCCCCTTTTGGCGAAAGACTCGTTTCCAGCTTGCGCAGCCAGGTTAATGTGATGCATGAACTCTGGCCGACAGTCAGGATATATGAAGTGGTCCCCAGCATGTACTCCCGTGTAAAGTGCATCGGCCTCCTCTGCTACCGCCACGGCCGTTGCTACTCCCAACATGATCATGTTCCTGTTAGGCACAACTGTGATCCGTGCGGCCTCTTCTGAGTAGTGCCCATCCGGGACATCAACATCGTCCGTGAGGGCAGAACCCTTCAGCATTGACGTAATCGTTCGGAGGTTTACAACACGATGCTCCGTGTACGCCCCTGTGGGATTCTCTTCAAGGTACCCGGCCAGCTTCTTTGCACTGGTGATTTCCTTCTTGTGCCGCTGACCGTAATCGAATGACAACATGATGAGTTCGCCGTAGTCCTGTTTCAACATGTAGACTAACGACGAGGAGTCCATGCCTCCACTGAATATTGCTACTGCTCTATCCATTGTGCCCCTCCTACTGCGTGTATGCGTTCGGTGCGTCCATCCTTGCTGCGTAGAATCAACCCTCGTTGTTCAAGGGTGAGGAAGATTTGGTCGGCATTGGCTGCGTTCAGACGATACCGTTGCATGATCTGCGAACGCGTGATGCCGTCATCTCCTGCGTTTCTAATATGCTTCAGAATTTGATTCAATCTGCGCTCGCTAGTGGTCTGGCCTACGCCCACTAGGAGTTCAACAGTGTGCGGTCGCCACTGTTCAATGTAGAAAAAGGCACGTACGACGTCCTCCTCTTCGATTACTACATGTTCATCTCGGCGCTCGGACGCGGCAAGCAAGGTTGCGATCTTCAGTCCAGACTTACTTAGTCGGTCGAACAATGGCGTAGCCAGATCCGGATGTTCTTGTTTTAGTCCAGCATCGAGCATGTCTGCCTCGTACTTGTTATATCTGCTCCAAGCATCCGGAGTGAGCGCTCCCACAAACTTCTTGGTTGTAGTAACTGTACGATTGTCTATGGTCACCGTACTTTGAGCGGTATAGTGTGTACGTATATCTTTGAACTCATGAACGAGTTTCTCGCGTCCAGCAGTTGACACAGAAGTTGGCGGTCCCAGCGGGCGCAGGCTCGCGATGTCAGAGTCGGCTGATACGACACAAAAGCGAGGCATGAAGCCTGATGCGACCTGCTCAGCTGTAAGAAGTTCAAGTACGCGTGTCTTGATTCCTCCGGCAAAGAATATGAGGCGTGGATCCCGGACTTCAATGATCTCCTTTCGAAGCATTCGCTTCTGATACTTGCCGTCATACATCTTGGTGAATACCTCAGCCATTCCGGCGTAGTAGTCCTTTTTAGCCATTGCCTCCAATAAGCCGGAAAACTCGTCCCGCAGGAAGAGTGAAGAGCGGCCAGGACGATACGAGAGTCCTGTCATCAATCCCTCGATAGAGCCATCCGTCGCTATGATTATGTCTTCGTCCACTTCCAAGAGGATATCGACAGCTAAGTCCATCGCCGTCGTCTTCCGGGTCAAGGTAGTGTCCGCTAGGATCATAAACCACAAGTTCGGGACAACGACCCCAAACGAGGTCGGCAGCTGAACACTGCCCGCAAGTAACGAAGACAGAATTATGAACGCTCCCGCTTGGTGGTATTGCCAAGCCGCATCTCCTGTCGTCTTCGCCCACTCGATGTACCTTTCGACAATTGTTCGATTGTTTATACAGTGCTCCCGATCAGCGTCTGTAAGTAGATCAGGTAGCTCATGCTTGAACTCACCCGTAGGTAGGTACTTAGTCCGTTCTTCGACCTTAGCGTAGGCCTTGCAGGTTTCTCTCCAGAGGTGGGATTTGTTCCTCCCGTCGCGTCTATACTTATTACAGGCAGCTTCGCCCGCGACAAGATACATTTCGATTCTTGACATGCCTGCTTCCGCGAGGAAGAGTTGTACCTGCCAAAGAGCCTTGGACCAATCCTCTTTGGGTTCGGTATTGTACATGGGCCAGAACTGTTGACCTATGTGCATCCTGTACTGTTCCAGAAGAGACTCCGCTGTTACGTTCGGGATCTCGTCTGGAAAAGGGACGTCAGCATACTCGAACCCTGTTACTTGGGGATAGACGTCAAATGTACTCGGCTGGTAGTGGTCAGGTCCTGTACGTAGGATTCGTACGATCGGTAGAGGCGTGACTTTGTATTTGTGGTTGTAGGACAGGGGCACTCGAAGGTACTGGGTGAGATCCCATCCTGACTTGTCAGCTCCATCATCGGCATGAGCGTAGGCAATGCGTCGACAAGCGTCTTCCGCTCCGACGGGGTCAAGCTCTGGAGATAGTATCCAAAGCGCCTGGTAACGTCGGTGGGACGATTCAAGAACGATGCTTGGCTCAACTCGGAGTAGATCTGGCGGGCACGTATCGAGGTCAGCCCAGAGCGTAGGAGTCGCGATGACATGTTCTTTCCTTCTAGACCTTTCACTAAAGAGTTGCGGACAGAAGTAAAGGTCGTTGCCTAGTACAAAGGAAATGATGTATTCCTGCATAGCGCCGAGTTCTTCCGGATAGTGAAAGAACTCTTCGTGCATCATACGGGTGTTTGGCTGTCTCCGACCTATGCAGACGTAGCCCTCATGTTCGCCGTAGATGATTCGAAAGAACGTCTCGCGCTTTGCAGAAGCGTCCGTAGAGACGACTTGAACCATTGATCCCCCATGTAGGGGACCAGACGAGGGAGATGGGTGCTCGCCTGGTCCCCTACAAACTTACGGCAGCAGGCTCCCGCCGCCGCTACCTGAGCTTACAGGCGAATCCGCAGGCAAGAACTTGCGAATGTCATTGCTTGCGTCGTACTGATCTGTCTCAGGACGAACCTTGATGTTGGCAACTACATCGGAGCCCATCAGGTCCTGGAAGTCGACGTCAAGCTCGCCGGCGAGTTGATCATCTGTGAACTTGCCTGTTGCTTCCAGGAACTGCTTGATGCGCCACACTGAACTGTCGATGAAGAGGAAGTTAGTCCACACCTTACGGCCTTGGAACTCTCCGTCCTGTACCGTGAACTCGGCGTTGTACATGTCGGCACCAGCGTTCTTAGCCTGCTCGCCGACTTCCTTCCACTCACCGTCTGTCAACTTCAGATGGTAACGCCCTGCAGGAATGGGATCAAACTTACCAGTTTCGACCCCAGAAAGGTTCACTCTCATGTCGCTCCAGTGTCAGTCTCGAAAATGCAGTCTACAAGCCCCTGCATTGTGGGCTGTTCGACAACCTGCGGCAGTCGACCTGTACGATCTTTTGCCACCTGGGTGTCTGTTGGCTGAGTCAGCAGCAGACGCATGAACTCCGTCTCCCCGTCCTTGTTCACGATTTTCGTGTACATGTACATGACGATGTCCAAGAAGCCTGCTACCTCATTGGCCAACTTGCCGGACAAGGATGGCGTTGTCTTCGTCATTCCTGTTCGGACATCTCGATCTTGCTTGGCTAGTGCAGTGACGACTGTATTGATCGGCAAGTCACGGAACGCCCTAATGAGCCTTCGGATCTGCTCGATGTTCTTACCCCATTCGCGCATGCCTGGAATATCAGGATCTCGCGAAGGGTCTGACTTGATCAAGTCTCCCATGATCAAGTACATACTGAACTTCTGGATCTCGGTCAACGAGTCCAGCACAACTGTATTGTACCCGTGCTTGCCATCGTACAGGGCGTCGTAAACCTGCTGCATATCCTTCCAGGTTTCAACGCGCACGATGTCGACATGAGGATAAGTTCCCTTGAGGGAAAGCGT